AGCTTACGTAGGACTCGTTGACGCTGGTGACGACTTCATTTGGAACGTCTACTGCTTTAAAGACTCAGAGTACATCATAAAGTTCTTCTTTTACAACGCGCAAGACGCCGAGAAGATGCGGCAACGCTGGGTCAACGGTGAACCCTGTGTCCAACCTTCACAAAAAACTCCTGTACAACAATTCCCACTTGTGATATAATATGACTATGAACAAACACACCATCCAAAACGAGATCATCTCCGCCTACGCTGCCAATGATCTACAGACTATCCAAGAAGCGTACATCAAGCTCATCAACATGAAGGGAAAGCTGGACCGCTGGTTCAACAAGTTCCTTGACATGTATAGTGAGAAGATGGATGAAGTTGGTCGTACGCATCCCATCATGAGGTGTTACAACGCCAAGTTCGAGGAGTACTCTGACATCAATACAGTAATCCGTACTGCAGAACACTACATGAAAGCGCCGAGTGTTTAAGGGACCTACGGCGTTCTCGTTACACATCGAGGAGATCTCGGTTGCTAAGAAGATCTCACATATGGACGCTGTACTACTCTACTGTGCCGACAACTACGTTGAGCCAGATGAGATCAAGAGCCTGATAAATAAGCCCCTACGAGATAAAATCGAGGCCGACATGAGGGCCGCGAACATGCTACCAAATCAAGCTACACTGGACGTATAATGAATGGCTATCAGGCTTACAAGTATTTCATGGCTGTGAAGCTCCACTTCACCACCGAGAAGTACGACCTGTTCGAGAAGCGCGGTCGTGTGTCAGGAACACAGGCTACCTTTGAGAAGCGCAACGACCGCGGCCTGTTTGAGAAGCTCGCTGACAACTTTGACACCGACCAACAGTTGATACAGTTCCTTGTGGCCAACCTAGCCTACGGCAACAAGAATGTGATCTACTCCAAGGACTCTGACGACTACTACACGACTTGGCTACGTCGTAAGGAGTCTCGGTCACGAATCTTTGAGATGGACCTACACAAGATCTTTATACACGTGACATCGGGTAAACTCAAAGAGTCCAGCCTCTACTCGATCGAGAACGAAGTTCCAGAGTTGCTCAAGCTCTACGTTGGCGGACACGTCACGCTAGAGACTATGGTGATGCTTCAGGAGCTTGAAGACTACCTCCCTAAATGGGAACCCCTAATCATGCTTTGGCACGATCACTTCCTCACCATAAGGAAGTGCAAAAGGTTTGTACAATGGGACACAGCCAGGGTACAATCAATCTATCAACAACACAAAGAGAACATGTCAGAACTATAAAATGGGCCGCACTGCATATAACTATCGAGAAGACGAAGAGGGCCGTCTTAAGATCAAAAAGAAAGTCAAGCACTCAAGGAACTCACCTGGCCACGGCATGAGGGTGATAAATAGCTGGTCCGAGGAGATTGAGGGTTACGCTCCCGATGATTCTAAGGATGACACAGAGCAGCAATACATCGTAAACACACCGCAATATCGCGTAACATAAGGACACACAATGGACATTAATACACTTCGTAAAATGCGTACTTCGGACTTTGGTAAGATCTCTTCCGAGTTCAACAACATCGCCAATCCCTCCTCGGGTGGCGCTAAGTCATATCAGGACGACAGGATGTGGAAGCTTGAAGCCGACAAGGCTGGAAACGCAACCGCTACTATCCGGTTCCTTCCAAAGACTGAAGGGGACGAGCTTCCATGGGTTCGTATCTTCAACCACGGCTTTCAGGGTCCTACCGGCAAGTGGTACATCGAGAACTCCTTGACCACACTGGGTGAGAACGATCCAGTCGGCGAGTTGAATTCTCGTCTCTGGAACACTGGTGATGAGAAGGATAAGGAAGTCGCGCGCAAGCAGAAGCGTCGCCTGTCTTACATCGCCAACGTGCTGATCGTTGCTGATCCTAAGCATCCCGAGAACGAGGGTCAGGTTCGACTCTTCAAGTTCGGCAAGAAGATCTTTGACAAGATCATGGACAAAGCTCGTCCTACCTTTGAGGATGAGAAGCCTGTGAACGTGTTCGACTTATGGGAAGGTGCAGACTTTAAGTTGCGTCAACGTAAGGTCGAGGGCTACGCCAACTACGATCAGTCGGCTTTCCTTGAGCCGTCTCCTATTGCTGGTACCAGCAACGGTAACGATGAAGAGGCTATCCTTAAGATCGTTAATAGCCAACACAAGCTCGCAGAGTTCTTGGATCGTAAGAACTTCAAAACCTACGAAGAGCTGGCGCGTAAGATGGCGTCTGTACTCAACACCGAGGCTGCTGTCACAGCTTCTACTGCGATGTCCTCGATCTCTGAGGACGACCTCTACGTGGCACCTAAGCGCATCGAGGTCAAGAAGGCACCGGTTCGTGTGCATGCTGCGACTGAGGATGAGGATGAAGACGCTATGGCGTACTTCAAGAAGATCGCGACTGAGGATTAAACCTCCCCGTGATACAACAAAGGTGCTTCGGCACCTTTTCTTTTGCCGGTCAATTACACAAAGATTGTACAGACTCTAGCAGTGATGGTATAATGTATCTTCCGGTAACCAATAATATAACAACCAGATAGTGGAACAACCCCGAAGGGGTAACAGGTTAGTAGTTACCCCTAGAGAACCTATAACGATCCATTGAAGAGTCTTCATTCCTAGCTGGTGGAAACATCCTAGACGTATTAGTCGTGTTGTTCACAGTGGTGTTGCTTGGTGCTATGACTGTGTTGTTAGACGTAACCGGTGCTTGTTCCTTCAGTGCACCAACTTTAGTCGTTAGATCTTCTACTATCACACCAGTAGTTGTGGTTGGCTTCATTAGATCTGCTTTGTTAGATATTGGGTTAGATATGTTGTCTTGTATCGACCTTCTAACCTGACCTTCTAACATTGTCTTACTCATTGGGCTTAGATCTTTACCATATTTTTCTACGATCGTATCAGTTAGATCTAATTGAGAGTTATAATCTTTAACTTTTCCTGTTCTAACTGCATCAGAAGCTTCTTGCATAGCACTCTTCTGTGCAGTGTTGAGTTGAGCTGACCTTCCAGCTGCTTCTACGACCCCAGGTATGTTTGGGCCTTTGGCATCTTCACTGCTAAACAATGTACCTGCGTTTTTATAGAGACCATAAGCGCCACCTACTAGACCTCCGATGGCTGCACCAGGAATGGCACCAACACCTCCAAAGAGTGCTCCGATACTAGCACCAACACCTGCACCAGACGCCGCTGAACTTCCTATGTCTGCGGTCGCAGCTAGTTTCTCATGACCTGATTCTTTAAGTTTATCAGAAGCGTAGTCTAAAGCTAGTCCACCTACTAGTCCACCTACACCACCAGTTAAGCCCTTAGCGATGGAAAGGCCTTTGCCTAGTATGCCAGCGCCTTTAGCTGCTGTACCTGCGGCGCCTTCAGCAATAGTTGCGCCGCTACCCAATAAGTCTACACCAGTTGAGGCGGCAGCACCTAGGACGTCACCTTCAGCTAGAGCACCTGCGCCACCAGCCATCATGCCACCGATACCTAAGATCTTACCAAACTTACCTAGCTTACCACCCTTTTTACTAAGCCATGATCCTGCCGCAGAGGCTGCGTCACCTGCCACTCCTAGAGCTTTTCCTAGTATACCGCCACCTCCACTATCACTAGGTGCGGTTGTCTCTGTCCTATTAGACGTATTAGTTGTGATGAGGCCGCGAGTGTTTTCCTCAATCTTTGAGAGCAGCGTCGTCTGTTCTTTTACAACTGCGAGCTGTTCATTCTTATCTTCTTCAGACAGAGTAGCCACCCTACCAGCCTTGATTGATTCTGCTGCAGCAGCTTTAGGTGCGTCAGCCTGATCGACTGTTGCGATCAACGCTGGAGTCTCACTTAACTTTCTGCTACCAGGCATACGCACTGGAGAGGTATTCTTGTGCTCCGCTTCTTTTCGCCCGTCACCGATCGACTCAGCTGCGAACTGGCCGGCCTTATCAACCTTGGCGTACTCAGTGGTGAGCTTAGCCTTTTCATCGAGCAGTGCACGGCCCTGCTTTGTCTTAGCCATCGTGGCGTCATCTACACCGGTTGATTTCTTAAAGTCTTCGATCTTAGAGTCGACACCTTTGATGTTAGCAGCGGTCTTGCCTGCGATCACGAAGTCTCTATGTAACTCAGGTACAGTCTTCTCGCTGTCGAGAGCCTGCTGCTTCTTGACGAACGCGTTACGTGCTTCACGCTTGCTGATACCAAATAACGTGTCTGTTAGCCCACCTTTCTTGATGGTACCTGATGATACCATGCCGGCTGCAAGACTCTGTGCACCACCCCTGATCATAGCGCCTGGAGACTCACGCATCCCCTTGACTACGTTGCTGACACTACCCTTGACGCTGTTCTTAAAATCACTAAGTTTTTCACCAACAGATTTATATTGTTCAATAGGTTCCGCTACTTTAGCAACAGCATTAGCCTGTTCATCGGTATGGGTGTTGTGTTGAGTTGTGATCGCCTCGATCTGTAACTTTAGAGCCTTCGCGTTGTCGGCCCTCATCAACTTGATCTCTTGTTTTATCTCATCTGCGGTCTTGATTGACCTCTCGCTCATGGGTTGCATTGTCGTTAATGATTCCCTTGCTGCAACACGTGACTCTACGCTGATTTTACTTTGTTCGTGTGCAGTCTTAAGAGCTTCAATCTGAGTTTTCAGCGACTCTTTGCTAACTACCTTAAGTGACTCAATCTTAGACTCTAATGATTTATTACTGGCGTTGCTTGTGTTACTGGCATTACTGGCGTTGCTTGTGTTAGATAACTCAGTCCTAAGAGAATCGACGGTTGACTCTAGATTCTTGATGTTCTCAACGTTCTTTTCGTTGATGATGTTGGTGGTATTAGAGACCTGAAGTTGTTGCGCCTGTGTCTTGGCGTCGACATTAGATAACTGCTCGAGCTTCTCAAGTATCTTAAGTTGTGCAGTAGGATCACCAACCTGTAGCAGACTACGAATGCTGTCAAGGTGTTCAACTGAGGCGCGCTGCAACTGTAGTAGTTGCTGAAAGCTCGTTGGTGAAGCGGTTATGACAGTCATTCGTTATCCCTGTTTTTATACTCGTTGTTTCTGTGCCTCTATCCGAGCCTTCTCTTCCTCGAGGTGCTGGATCAGCAGCGCAGTGTATATCTCGCGCTCGAAGGGAATCATAGACTCGATCTCGGTTAATGAGTATTTATGGTACTGCATTAAGGAGAAGTTCATCTTGTAGTAGTTCATCAAGGTGTCGTGATAGAGGCAGATCAGAAAAAAGAATCGAGGCCTCTGATCATCTTGTCGTGGTCTTTATGACATAACGGACACTTGAACACCACTCGCTGCTCAAGCTTTGGCATGGTATCAAAGAATCGCTGCAGTTTCTTAAACTGTGTCTGTGTCAGATTGTTCACGAAGTCTCGTAGTTCTTCCATAGACTGATCACGAGCGTAGAACATCTCTTCGCTATTGTAGACTGCTTCGATACATAGACAGATGACCTCAAACAGGCCATCGATGTTGTCAGTGTCGATACCCTCCATCCGCTTGATCATGCTGAAGGAGGGATACTTCATGATTACACCTACGTCGTCGAATAGGAGAATCTTCTTGTCATGCCCCTCTGCGATGTCTACGGAGAGTTTGGTCAAATCGATGGAGTATTTAACAGTCGCCAGCGGATCGGTGCAGGTGTCACACTTCAAAACAAGGTCAACTATCTCACCCACTGACTTAGCCCTGAGCTGCGCAAAGATGTACTCAACATCAAAGAGTGCTAGGTCGTCGACGTTGATCTTCTCGGTGATACAGGATGCGATGACGCCCTTAAGCGTATCTAGCATTACGTCTGGATCTTCGCTATGCTGAGCGATGAGCAATGCCTTCTCCTCCTTCACCAAGAACTGTCGATAGGTCACAGACTTCTTAAGTGATGGGATGACGAGCTTGTACTTCGGTGTTGCTGCTGATGGTAGTGCCATTATATTCCTCTTTTCAAGTTTTCAAGCATACGACTTAACTCTGTCGTGTTGCCAACGAATATTGCATTATTAGTCACGTTTGACTGCTCTCCCTTAGGAGACTCTATCTTCTGCTTCTTTGAGTGTAGGTCAAGCAGTTGGTGGTTGATGTCAGCGAGTTGCTTCATTAGGTTGCCAACAACCTCAAATGCACGAGGATGTTCAGATTGCTTAGCAACCTCTAGCGCATGGAACAACGCCTCCTGACCCTGTTCCAGTAGAGAGTGGAGGTTTCTACGACTAACACTATAATCGTCATCGAGGGTGTCATCCTTTGGACGATCCTCGATGACTGTCACCGGCCTACTCTGTATGGTAGTTACATCAAATACTTCACTTAGTTTATCACGAATCTTCATGGTATTACCGTTGTCGTCTAACTCGTACTGGCGCCGCATCTACTGGTGTTGGATCCGGATCTGGCATAGCATCTGGTAATGGAGTCGTAGTCGTAGAAGTAGTAGTGTTACTAGTCCAAGGTGTAGAAGCTGCAGCGGGTGTATATGATGTAGACGCTGAAGTCGAAGGGGTATATGATGATGGAGTATATGATGATGTAGTCGAGGTTGTTGTGTTCATAGGATTAGTGGCAGTGCCATTGATCTTCTCCTGTGTGCGACCATATGCCGCAATGCCTAGTATACCACCCATAGCTAAGTGAAACAGTCCAGCACCTTGAAGTGTTATTGGTGACCATTGACTAGAGATATTACCTTTATCAAGGCCTTGAAGAACACTCCATAGCACAGGGGCTATGATAAAGTCAAATGTACATACACTAAGATACATCATGGCCATCAACGGACGCCATTGCGTCTGCATCCAGTCTTCTTTCTTAACTGGCCTTGTAGGGAGTTTTTTGGTTACCATTTTATATGGACTCTTCTTCTGTATAGTCGATAGGAATGTCAATACCATCATTATAATAACTAGTAGCGTCACCTGTTAATGAATCAGGGACATCATTTCTGCTAAACTCAGCATAGTTACCAGAATTATCAAAGTCTGGATAAACATCACTTCCAGGAACGAATGGCAGACCAGCTTGTTGCAGCAATTCACCATAACCACCACCGGGATCCTTACGCTTGTTTATGTGGTATTTATAATTAAAGGTAACAGTTAGCTTAGCAACATCTTTAGAGTTATAGTCAAGTTGTATAGCACCGACTGATTTAGGATACACTTCACGAAATTCTACCTCGTAGGTATCATTGTCTGCTACGTCCTGCACTGTGATATTCATCTGTGTTGTGTAATCATCATAATAACTACTCTCTCTAGTGTTTGGATTAACTATAGTATCCATCCAATCATTAAAGAAACTCAATACGCTCATCTTTCTATCAACATAGAACGTCAATGCGATAGGTTCAAAGTTTCGTTCGTATACTACTTCACGATTCTCACCGAAAGATCTTACCGGAGTAGAAGCGTATGCCATTCCAGGTAGAGCAGCTTGTTCACAGTAAAGTTGTATCAATCTAGCATCACTACCACCTAATGCGGCCGGACTTGCTATGTTTACTAAGAACCGGTTCGTTCTACTTAAGCCTTCACCCTTTATTTGGCTGATGAAGTCATATAGTGATGGACTAGCCATTAGGTGCCTCCTGTGGTCTTCCAGACCTGTGTAGTCGTAGCCTTAGCGAAGCTTTCGACTGGTAACATCATCGCTGTTGTCCAGTCAGCAGGCTCTATGATCTTGAGTTGAGTTACGATGTGTTCACTTAGGTAATGCTTAACACAATGTTTAGCAAGACCAAACTTCGCAATGCCCTGCAACATGCTATAGGAATACCTGAGTCGAGTCTTCTCTTCGATTCCCTTAGTCGTTTTGAATCGCATGAGGTTTTCAAGTACACCAATCCTGAGCTTATATGATAGGTAGTGCATGTTGAGACCAAGGAACCCATTCTCAGTCTTTTCAAAGGGAAACACTAGAGGAAACCTGTCGTAATGGGGTAGTGTTTCTTTGTACTTAGGGTCATAGAAGAACATGTATAGGTTACCTGGTTGTATCTTTGAAACAACTCGACCAGAGTTCTTATAGACTTTATTTGTTGTTACACCTTGCTTACGAAGCAGCAGCGCCTGTTGCTGAAACCAGACTCGTGACTTAGCGACGATAGTCTGATCGTATTTGTACTGTTCGAAGACGTTTAAGAAGTTCATTTTATCCCTAGGTGATACTCTGTCAACACCACAAAATCCCATCCTCTATCTTTAGCATAATTTGTAGCGGCTTTCCACTTAGCGTCATTCACGCCCCAAGTCATCACCTCGGTGATATAGCGCTTGGTCTTTCGTGATGGAGGTACTGGCGGCCGAGTTTGTTGGTCTGGTTTTATTTCTACTAAATAGGTTTTAAGTGTACCTGATTTATCCCGCACTTGAATCTTGAAGTCTATGAAGTACCGATGTGCTCTATTGTCAACTGGTGATATGTAGGGTACAACAGTCTCCTCTGAGTTCCACTTAAGCACAGACGAATTAGTATCGCACCATATAGCAAACTTAGTCTCCCAGCTTGACCGCATGATGATGTTCGTTGGATCACCAACGTATTTATGTGTGTTGATGGGAGTGTACTTGCGTTTGTGAAACATAGATAAATATAAAGAATATACAACTATTTATAGGATGTAAAGCATGGAACCTGACAGCATCGCAGAACCCGGCATAGGACCTACTACAGCTGTGCCTGAGAGCGGTTATTCGGGTAAGAGTTTTGACACCACTGGATCAAAGTACGACGTCAGCAATCATTCCTATCCCTCTGATCTTATGGGAAATCTTACGGAGTATGGCAACAACTATGTGATCTTCTACATCAACGTCAATGACGCAGCTAAGATGGTAGAGAATAATCAAGCCGGTACAGTTGACATCGACGCGTCTGAGCGTGATAAGAGCACGTTAAGCAGTCAAAACATTAGTGGTCTTTCTGTAGCTAGTACAGCAATTGCTATAGGTGCTGCTACTGGGGCTGCAGCAAACTCAAATAGTACAGAGAAAAATGCAACTATAAAAGGTGCGCTGAAAGGTGGTGCGGTAGCTGGTGCATCAATTGCCAACTTAAATTTACAGACTGGTGCTACTTTTCAACGTAGTCAAAAAAGACTTAAGACCGCTATAGCATTAAACGTTCCTAATCAACTATCTATTAGATATAGTGCTGATTGGAACAGTACTGACACATTTGCATTTCAAGCCGCATTAGCAGTGCCTAATGCTATCGGTCGAGCAACAGAAGATAAGTTGCGTTCACTTCCAGAAACCGCTAGCATTGCTTCGGCTATATTTGCA